GCCAGATCGAGCGCGCGCTGCCAGGACTTCGGATCGATGCGTTCCGGATGACGCGGTACCGGCCAGCGATCGACACCGAGGAACTGCCCTGGCTGCAGCGCGACATCGCATAGTGTCTGCGGCCAGCGATGCGCCGGATCGGTCGCGCGATTGATCACGACCTTCATCACCGCCGCCATACCGGCATCGCCCTGGTCACGGGCTTCGCTGAAGCCCACCAGCGCCAGGCACGTGTGACCATAGTTGCGCTCGAGCGGGGCCGACTGCGCTGGCGCGTCGTCGTTGAAATCCAGGCCGGAGCCGAGGACGGCCAGGATGCCTAGCAATTTGGCGAACGTGGTCACGCGGCGGACGCCAGCGAGGCTTTCGCTGCCAGCGATTCCTCGGTGATCACGATCATGCTGCGCGCGCGCAGGCGCAGAGTGATCGAATCGCCTGGTTGCAGCAGCTGTTCGGATTCGAGCGCATGCGGCTCACCGCCGGAATTGACATCGGAGCGAACGACCTGGATCTTGACGGTGCCGACGTCGCCGGTATGGGTCAGGCGCAACGGAATTTGCATTTGTATACTCCTTTCAGGCGATGCCACGGACGGCGGCAGAAAGTTCGCGGGCGCGCAGCTGCTCGGCGCGTGCTTTGCCGGCGCGAATCGCGCTCAGCGTGTCGTGTCCGTTCTTGATGCCCCAGCTGACTGAGGCCGTGGCGTTGCTCGCTGTGCCGCCGAGCGCGAGTGCGAAGCGGTAGACGACCGCGCTGACGGACTCGGCGTCGAGGTTTGCGGCGGCAGGCATGACGAAGAAGGCGACGGCGCTCATTGCGTGACTGCCGCATAGATCTGCGATGCGCCGAAGCCGACTAAGCAGATCGACGCGCATATCGCGACGGCGTAGCCGAGGAACGCGAGGAAATCGTTTAGCTTCATGGGAGCGATCCAAAAGGCCAATTACTGACGGGCACGCGCCGACCGAACGGGGCGCACGAGGCCCTCGCCGTCCTGGAGGTGGTAGTAGGAACCGCCGTAGTAGAAGTAGACGAGCCAGGCGTAGTCAGAGGGCGACGAGGCGAACGGGGTGCTGGTCCAGCACCAGCCGCCTTTGGTCTGGAAAAAATCCGTGTCGATCGCCGGATCGAAGCGCGAATCGTCGACGAGCGTGAGCAACTCCTTGCGCGTTGGCATGCGCCAATCAGTGAAGCCGGCGAGGTCGAGTTCCGCCGCCAGCTTAGGTGCTTTCGCGAAGGTCGTGCGCTTGGAAAGCTCCGTACGCGGCCACATGAGATCGGTTTCGGTGTCGAGCACGGCAACCCATTCGGCTGCCTCGTGCGGAAGCTGTTCGCCAGTGCTGCTGATCTTGATGAAGCGGCTCATGGTGTGACTCCTTTGCGCAACAGACGATCCTCGGCCGCGCGGCGCGCAAGCTCAGCTGTCGCGAAGTGCTCGAGGCGCGAGCCGTGGTTGTTTTCGGTGGCGAGCGCGGCATACGTGCCGCAGTCGTGAACGGTGACGAGCTCGCCGCAGCCGTGCGTGGCGCAGAACTGCAGGCCGTCCATGTCCGGGTCGGTCCAGAGGTACGCGCTCACGGGCGGCAGCCTGTGGGCAGGTACTTGAGCGCGATCGTGCTGCTCGAGCACGTCCAGACTACGGAACCGGCGTCAGGCGCGAACGTCGGCGACAGCGACAATGTTTGCCCGACAACAGCCTCATTGACCTGGTTGCCGTACTTGACGGTGATCACGCCGTCGACCACGTCAAGCTCGGTCACGAACTTGCCGGTGATGCTGGTGGGTGCTGCGAGCCCGGCGATCGTGTTGTCAGCGGGCGGAGTGCCGGTATGGCTGTAGACGTCAGCGACCGCGGTCTTGGCGCCGTCGGCAAGAACGATGCCTTCGGACACCTGGGAGCGGATGACGTAGTCCTGGTAGGCGGGGATGGCGATCGCGGCAAGGACAGCGATGATCGCGACCACAATCATCAGCTCGATCAGGGTGAAGCCGGTGCGGAATTTCATGGTGCGCCCTCGAAGTCCGGGATGGACTGAGGGCGGAAATTACAGGATTCTGTAGTTTATGTCAACAGGATTCTGTAACTTTTGTTGCTATCGCTTAGTGTGCGCTATCTGCACGCCTGGATTTCGTCGTCCGTCATCACGGTCTTGAAGACGCAATTGGGCTTGTCTGGCTCAATTGGTTTCGCTCGTGGCTTTGGCGCTGCTTGTGGCGCTGGATCGACGGCCAAAGCGTGAGGTTTCCATCCAGGCATGTCTTCGACTCGCATGGGATGGTTAGCCTGCTGATTTGGACTGTGAGGCTTTGCACATTCCGCTTTGGGCTTAGTCCATATTTTAGGCATCCAATAGGCCTCTAATGAGCCTGGGCTGCGCACCTTCCGCCTCTCTGAAAAAATGGCATAGTCAACAATGTATACTAATTCACCATCGTTGAATGATTTACATGTTCCGCTTGCGACTGCTAAAAGCATGATTTTTCGCGCTGCAGTTTCGTCCCCCTTGTATGAAGCGATCGTATCCAAATCGCTTTCCCGAAGACACCCGATTGCAACAGTGCCGTCGATTCCGACAATGCAATAGTCTGGCTCATCGGCTTGAGAGTTAGCCATTGCAATGAATGATGTTAAAAAAAAGGCGACGCGTTTCATTCCTTTAATCCTCCCAGCTGCCTATCCAACGCACCCGGCCGATTATTTCGATCGGTTCGCGTTTTGAATCCATCCGGCGAGGTTTGCTCCAGCCGTGATCTCCGTTCGGATTATCTGCTGCGAAGAATATAGTGTCGTCGAGGATCATTGCCCGTTTGACTTGATATTCCCTGCCCATCCCGTGAACTTGGATCACGAATAGGGCTCCATCGCGCGGCCTTTTGTCATTGGTGTCGAATAGCACGGCATCACCATTATGGACTCGCGGCAGCATTGAATCGCCTCTGCCATAAAAGACCGCCAATGCGTCTGGCTGCAGGCGTTTACGATGCAAACTGCTCGCCTTGAATTTGAGCTTATGCGATTCCGCGTATTCATCGGCTTCGGCGCCATTGCCGAGTCCGACCGCCTGAGCATACCCGCGTATGTCGGTCCAGTCTGATTCGACAATTGAAGCATCGCGTTCTTTCGGGCCGCGGCCCGTCGCAAGATATTTATCAGATATGTCAAGCGCAGCTGCTATTGCCCAAAGCTTGGTGCTCGATTTCTGTCGGCCACTCTCGATTTCTTTCAGTGTGCTGTATCCGACGCCAGAGCGACGCGCCAGCTCTGGCCAATCCCAGTTTCTAAGCCGGATTTCCTCCGCAATTCTTTGACCTAATGTGCTCATGGCCGAATGCTTACAGAATTCGGTAACAGGATGCTGTTGACACTGAGCTACAGAATCCTGTAGATTCTGCGTCATGAAGACCTGGGCCGAACGAATCACCGAGCTAGAGGCAGCAGGCCGGTCGCTTACGCAAATAGCTAACGACATCGGAACGTCACAGCAGGCGCTATCTGAATTGAAGCAAGGGCGCAGCAAAGAGCCGCGTGGCATGGCTGCCGTTCGATTGCATGAATTGCATTTGCAGGTCTGCGGCGGTGATGCCGAGGCGGCGTGAGATGAGACCGGCGCGCATCGTTATCCTGGTATGCCCGTGCTGCGGTAATCCGCGCTGCCAGCGCCGCCGCGTCGCGCCGGCATCGAATGACAATCGGCCGTTACCTGATTCGAACGCCAGCGCTGTAACCAGCAATCGGCCTTTTCCGCGACTATCCGGTGGCGCGGCTGCTGCGTTGCCTATGCCAGCGCTTGAACTAGTTCGCGCAGTAAGTTCGATTCGGTCTGCATGCCGTTTGTCTGATTGCGCGCCAGCGTCTCGGAGCCGCGCAGGTAATAGCCTTGCGGTAGCGCCGCGACGGTCAGCGCGTCGGCTTGAGCCAGAGCGAGAAATTGCATGACCGCGCGCATCTGCACTTCCGGCAATGCGCGGATCAACGACGCGCACACTGCGCGATATTCGAGCAGCCGACCTTCGAGTGTTTCGAGACGGCCGAATAAGTGCTCGATCAATTCGCGATCGGTGATCTGTTCCATGGTGGGCTCCGGCTGGTTGGTTACGTCGCTGTACCAAGCATGCCGGAGCGCCGCCTTTTTCTCCAACACTCCGGCTTCCCAATGGGCACAGCGCCCGCCTGCCGTTAGCCAGGCTTTGGGTAATGCCGGTTTTTTCTTCCCCTTGCTCGCGCATGCGGGCATTCCACCATTCTTGCCGGAGTAGGGCATGTCGAACGATTCCCCGTCAGCCAACAGCTCGATGCCAACACGATCGCGATTGATCATGCATCGCACTATGCAGGCGATCAGCGCCAGCGGGCTCAATATCCTGAAGTTCGCCTCGCGCGTTGCCGAGAGATATGTCGATTCTGTGCAGCCGCTGGAGCGCATCGTGGATTTCCACGAATCGGGCAGAACCGTGGAATCGGCAGCGCGCGCAGAGCTTGGCAATGGGAAGCTCGTCGATCGGTTCATCAAGGGTGTTGTGCGCTTCCCGGTGGACCTCGAGGAAATATGGGTGGACTGTCTGCCCGAACCGAACCGCAGTGATCTGATCCGCGAGCTGGCATGGCGCTATGGGTTGATCGGGGCCAAGCTCCCAGCCGAGACGGCACACGAGCATATGGCACGGCTCAGTGATGTACTGGCCGACGCCGGTCGTACGGCCCAACTGCTCGCGCCGATGTTCGGGAGCGGCAAGCTCAGCCTTGAAGGCGAGAGCGGGCAGCGCATCACGCATTCGATGGTGGTAATTGATCGCGCGATTGGCAACCTGGTGAGCCTGCGCGAGCAGATCGAATCACAACAGCAGCCAAAGCCTGCAGCCAAACCGGCGAAGCGCCGGCGCTGAAGTGATAGCCATGGGGAGATTCCATGCGCATCGCGTAGCCGATCTGCCGCCGAAGACGGCGGCACAGGTGCGCCATGCCATGGACGTGCTCGAGGGCGACGCGGTGTTCACTGACGTCGATCATGCGGAAGCCGCTGCGTTACTCGCGCAACGACAGGATTCTCCGCAGCGCTGTCTTGAACTGACCCCGCTCCCCAATAGTGGAAAAGTATACGATTCGCAGTTTGCTGCGGGTGATAACAAATATGGCCGTGGCAAAGGTACTCCCTAGCACCTATAGACGCGGGTAGAAAGACCGCGTTTTTCGCGTAGTTAGTTGACTTGTAAGTTACTGAATTCTCGGGACTGGCATTGACCTCAAACTATCAAGATATCCTCGACCAGCTCAGAGCCGGCGGTTTGATCGTCGAGTCGCTCGAGGTCGGGCGTCTGATTCGATGCAAGGTCGATGGCGATCGAGAGAAGCGCGGCTGGTACATCCTGCACGAGATCACCACCGGCACCGGCGATCGCCTCTATGTCGGATCATGGGGAATCTGGCGCGGCAACGACCAGGGCGCGACGAAGCTCGAGCTCCGCGGCGCCAAGTCGCAGCTCACCGACGACCAGCGCGATGCCCTGCGTCAGCGCGCTCGCGAGGATCGTCGCCAGGCCGAGGAAGCTCGCGCCGTCGAAGCGCGCCGCGCCGCCGAGCGCGCATCAGCCACCTGGGCAAAATGCCTACCGACAGGGGAGTGCGACTACCTCGCGCGCAAGGGCGTCGGCGCGCACGGTGTGCGCTTCTCGCCATCCGGCGCGCTTGTCATTCCGCTGCTCGACGCGGTCGGCGTCATCCATGGCCTGCAGGTCGTGCGATCACGCAAGAACGCCAAGGCCGAGCACCGCCCGGAGAAAGAATTCTGGCCGCAAGGTCTGGTCAAGAAAGGACACTTCCACCTGATCGGCGGCACGCCGACGTGGATCGTGCTGATCGCCGAAGGCTATGCCACCGCCGCATCGCTGCACGAGGCCACCGGTCATCCGGTCGCGGTCGCGTTCGACGCCGGCAACCTGGCGCCGGTCGCTCAGGCTCTGCACGCCCGCTATCGCACCGCGCGGCTCCTCATCTGCGCCGACGACGACATCTTCGCCACGCACAAAGGCACCGACGCCTGCGGCGGACGCATCGTCCTGCCCGAGCACGACACCGATTGCCCGCACTGCGGCAAGCCGCACAAGCGCATCAACACCGGCGTCAACGACGCTAGCATCGCCACGCTGCTCGTCAACGGCGCGTTCATCGTGCCCCGCTTCGCCGACGAGGCTGGCCGCCGCGCCAAGTTCGTCGACCGCGGCATCAAGCTGTCCGATTTCAACGATCTGCACGCGCTCGAAGGCCTGCACGTCGTGCGCGCCCAGGTCGAAGGCCGCCTCTCGGAGCTCAAGTGGTCCCCGAAAACTGCGGCGATCACATCAGGCACAAGCGGGGAGGGGAAGGCGACGCTCGAGCCGATCAAGACGCTCGACGAACTGCTCAGTCGATTCACGCTGGTCTACGGCCAGTCCGGCACCGTGTTCGATCGCGCCGAGCACCAGCTCGTCGCGCTCAGCGACATGCGCGACGCCTGCCTCACGCGCTATCTGCATCGCAGCTGGGCCGAACATCCGGCGCGCGCGATCGTGCGCATGGAAGAGGTCGGCTTTGATCCCGGCGGGCGCGATCCGAACGTCACCTGCAACCTATGGGGCGGCTGGCCGACGAAGCCATCGAAGGAGGGCAGTTGCGAGAAGCTGCTCTCGGTGTTGCGCTACATGTGTAGCGCCGACGAGAAACCCGAAAAGTTATACGAGTGGATTTTGTGCTGGCTGGCCTATCCGATCAAAGTGCCCGGCGCGAAAATGAAGAGCACGCTTGTGGTGCACGGCCCGGAAGGCACCGGCAAGAACATCTTTTTCGACGCGTACCGGATGATCTATGGCCGCTATGGCCGCATCATCGGCCAGGACGCGATCGAGGATCGCTTCAACGACTGGTCGTCGCGCAAGCTGTTTCTCATCGCCAACGAGGTCGTCGCGCGTAGCGAGCTGTTCCACGTCAAGAACAAGCTCAAGTCGCTGATCACCGACGACCTGATCCGCATCAATCCGAAAAACATGGCCGCCTACGATGAGCGCAACCATGTGAACCTGGTATTTCTTTCGAATGAAATGATCCCGGTCGTGCTGTCCGAAGACGACCGGCGCTACGCCGTCTGCTACACACCGCCGCCGCTCGCTGCGGATTTTTACGAGCAGGTCGGTGAAGAGATCAAGGCCGGCGGCGTGGCTGCATTGCACCGGTACCTGCTGGATCTGGATATTGGCGCATTCAGCGAGCACACCAAGCCGCCGCTGAATTCCGCCAAGCTCGAACTGATCGAACAGAGCCGCGACAACATCAGCCGGTTTTTCTTTGATTTGGAAGACGGGGATATTCCCGGCTTCACCGCCATGCCGGCGCTGGCCAAGCACGTCTACGAGGCCTATCGCACCTGGTGCAGCTCGACCGGCCATCGCGCGGCGCCAATGCCAAAGCTGATCAGCACGTTCAAGCGCAAGCATCTCGTCGTCGCATCGCGCGAGCGCTGGAAAGACGAATTCGCCGCGATCAAGGGTCCGCACGGATTCCTGATGCTCGGCGGCCTGGCGAAGACCGAATGCCCGCCAGGCAAGGATCGCCTCGCCTGGCTCGGTGAATGCGCCATGGCCTTCGGCAAACAACTCGAAGACGCGCAAAAGCGGGTGGCTGCGTGAACGAAACCCTCAATCTTGTGCGGCATGTGCGGTATCGGTGCGGCATCGTGTGCGGTATGAAACTGCAACAGAATCAATGCTGTGCGGCATGTGCGGCATATTGCGCAAATCCCTTCATGCGCGCATGCGCACACACCCGCGCGCACCCGCGCGCACATGCGCGCACGCCTGTGCACCCGCACATACCGCACATGGCGCACTGGCGCGCTTTCGTGCCGCACGGCATGCCGCACAGATACCGCACGCGCGCGCGTGTCTATTTCTCATTCCTGTTTTTCGAAGAAAAAAGGGTAGTGACCTCATGAGTTCCTATCCGGAAACCGCCAGCTTTGCTGATTTCGCGCGTATCGCGAATTTTCGCGCCAGCTACATCAAGCAGCTCAAGGACAATGATCGCCTGGTCCTCACCGACGACGGCAAGCGCGTGCGTGTCGCCGAATCCCTGCAACGCATCGACGACACCAAGGATCCGTCGAAGATCGGCGTCGCGCGGCGGCATGCTGCTGCGCGTGCTGCGGCAGAGCAAGTCGACGACGTCGACACAGCAGCGACGGAAGAAACAGATCCGAACGGCGACGTCGCCGGCACGCAGTCCATCCGCCGCGATGTGGAAGCCGAGAAGCTCCGCCAGCTGCGCCGCGAGAATGACCTGGCCGAAGGCAAACTGCTCATCGCCACGGATGTCGCGAACGCCGTACGCACCGGCGTGGTGACGCTACGCACGCGCCTGGAATCGTTGCCCGACACACTCGCGCCGCAACTCATCACCATCACCGACGAAGCGAAGGCGCGCTCGCTGCTCGCCGCCGAGATCGAGCACGCCCTGCACGAGCTCGAGCGGCAGTTCGGCGCGATCGCAAGGGAGGCCGCATGAGCACGTGGCTCGCACGCTTGACCAACTGGCTTATCGTTCGCGTCAGCACCAGACCGGCCGACCCACTGCCCGAACGGCTGGGTGCATTGGCGCATCTTCATCAATCCCACAGACGGCGGCAAAACGATCGGCCGCGGGTGCGCATCGTGATCGCGCTGTTCTGTCCGCATTGCCATGCCGTCGCAGTCGTCGACGCGCCGCCGGAAATCGGCAAGCCGCTGATGTGCCCATGTCTGGATCATCCGCCGATCACGAAACCGGTCGCGTTCATGCGTCTGCACTTGCCGGAAGGGTATGAGTTGATCGCGCAGCGTGCGGAGGCGTCCGTATGAGCGACAACACCAAAATCGAATGGACTGACGCGACATGGAATCCGATCACCGGTTGCAGCGTCGTCAGCGCCGGGTGCAAACATTGCTATGCGATGAAGCTCGCCGGCACGCGCCTGCGCAATCACCCATCGCGGCACGGTCTCACGATCGACACGAGCGCTGGTCCAGTCTGGAACGGCAAGGTGCGGCTCAATGCGGAATGGCTTGATCAGCCGCTGCGTTGGAAACGCCCACGCCGAATATTTGTGTGTGCGCATGGCGATCTTTTTCACGAGTCGGTTCCCGATGAATGGATCGATCGTGTGCTCGGCATTGCCATTCTGGCGCCTCAGCACACATTCCAGATTTTGACGAAGCGCGCTACGCGCATGCGCGACTACTTTAGGGCGATCGCCGATGACAAAGATCGCGCATGGAAGTTTCGCCAGGTAAGCGGAAACGTCCTGACGTCCGGCATGCTGCAGGAACCAAATCCTGCGCATGGTGTTGCGTTGCGCGCGCGCCGTGGCGAGGTCATGTTCGGAAACGTCTGGCTCGGTATAAGCGCCGAGGACAATGAATCATTCGATGAACGAATCAATCCTCTTCTGGAAACGCCCGCCGCAGTTCGCTTCTTATCGTTGGAACCATTGCTCGGTCCCATCAATGATGACGTCGCCTGCGTCGACTGGGTGATTTGCGGCGGTGAGTCCGGTCAGAACGCGCGCCCAATGCAGGCGGACTGGGCACGCTCAATTCGTGATCAATGCGCCGCTGTCGGCGTGCCTTTTTTTTTCAAGCAATGGGGCGAGTGGTTGCACGAAAGCCAGCCGGAGTCGGCGCAATTCGTTCCTGACGAAGAACGTGGCGGCGTGCACCTGTGGGACGACACATTCGCATCGCTGCGCGTCGGCAAGCGCGCCGCCGGTCGCCTACTCGACGGGCGCGAGCACAGCGCATTTCCGGAGGCCGCATGAATTTCATATTCCTTTCCGGATCGCCAGATCCATTCAAATTGATCCCAGCGGATCGGAGGTTTTTCATGAAACAAACCGCCAAGATCGACGACTGCGAGCGCCGCGAATCGCGCCTCACCGATTGGGAGCGCAACTTCATCGACTCGCTGCGCCGACAGATCGAAGACGGTCGCGCGCCGACGGTCAAGCAGATCGAAAGCCTCGACAAGACCTGGGAGCGCGTGACCGCACGCGGATGAAGCCATGGAACTGAATCCGAATCATCCAACGACGCAAGCCGTGCACGAGCAATGGCACAAGCTCGCCGGTATTCTCATGCACAAGCTCGGCCTCGATCACGTCGTGATCACCCTGGCCGATCTGCAGCGCATTCCAAGCAACCAATTCATCGCAGTCCAAGAGCTGAGCGATGGCCTGCATTTGTGGTTCGTCGATGAAAAGACGGCGCAAAAGCTCGCGCGCAAACATGGGGGCTTGCCGACGTGAAGCCGATCTTTCGCTGGATCAAGGATCATTGGCAGCGTCGCGAGCCGTGCGTTTGCCTGACGGACGGTTCGCCGGTTCCCGAGGATCGCTCGCATGTCGAGAATCGCGGCGATGGTCAGCAGCGCGGTTACGTCGTGCTGTGCGAATCGGAACGCAAGCAAGGGTTTGTGAGGCCGGTTCGCCGTTCGTATGTCCATGAGAAGTGCGGAACGCGCACGACGATGGGGCAGGCGCTGGCCGAGACGTACGCACGCAATCCCTATTTTTACAGCGGCACATTCTGCTGCCGCTGTAGAGCGCATTTCCCGGTAGGCGAAGACGGCGAGTTCGTGTGGGAAGACGGCACGAAGGTGGGAACCTAAGTGCTAGCCGCCGCCCCCCGCATCGCCAGTGCCATTGCCGCGGCCATCGCGCCGCGCAAGGCGCTGTCGGTGTCGCAGTGGGCGGATGCGGAAAGGTATACAACGTCCAAGGAGGGGCCGATCGAGGGCCGCTGGGTCACCGATCGCAATCCGCCGCTTCGCGAGATCATGGATTGCATGTCACGCGACAGCGGCGTGCACGAGGTCTGCGCGAAGCTGCCGATCCAGTTCGGCAAGACCGCGGTCGAGCTCAACGCGCTCGGTTACACCATGTCGCACGATCCGTGTCCGGTGATCGTGTTTCTGCCGGACGATCTGACGAAGGACGCGTGGATCCTGCAGAAGCTCAACCCGATGGTGGAGAATACGCCGTCGGTGCAGCGTGCGCTCACCACGCAGAACAGCCGCGACAGCGCGAACCAGCGCGCGTTCAAGGATTTCGCCGGCGGCCAGCTGTTCGTTGAGCACGCCAAGACGGCCACGCGCATGGCGTTGCGCACGGCCAAACGCATCCTGGTCGACGAAATCGACAAGGTACTCGCTGCGCTATCCACGGGCGAGGATCCGCTCGAGCTGATCCGCGGTCGCGTCAGCGCATACCCGAGCAGCTATCAGATTGCCTATGTCGGCAGCCCAGGCATTCGCGGCGTGTCGCGCATGGACACGATCTACGAGGAATCCGACCAGCGCGAGTATCACGTGCCGTGCCCACATTGCGGCGAGTTTCAATCGCTCACCTGGTCCGGCCTGCAATGGTCGCCTGGCGGCAAGGAATGCTGGTACGCCTGCCACATCAACGGCTGCGTGATCGAGGAGGCGCACAAGACGCAGATGATCGCGCTCGGCCATTGGGTGCCGAAATATCCGGGCAGGCGCATCCGCGGCTATCATCTCAACTGCCTCTATTATCCTTTCGGCCTGGGCCCGCGCTGGCTCGAGCTCGTGCGCCTATGGCTCGACGCGCAAGGAGATCCGGCCAAGCTGCAGGTGTTCGTGCAGGAACGTCTCGCGCAAGCCTGGGAAGATCCGGCGCTGCGCAAGGTCAAGCACAACCTCATCGCCGATCGTGCCGAGCCGTACAAACTGCGCACCGCGCCGCGCGGCGTGCTGGAGATCACCGCCGGCGTCGACGTGCAGGGCAATCGCCTGGTCTATCAAATCGTCGGCTGGGGCCGCGGCAATCGCAGCTGGACGCTCGACTACGACGAGATATTCGGCGCGCCAAACGAAGACGACGGCAAAGGCAACCTCGCGCCGGTGTGGACCATGCTCACCGATCGCCTCAACCGGCCGCTCGAGCACGAGCTCAACACACAGATCCGCGTCGGCGCCACCGCGATCGACATGCGCCACTGCGGCGAAGACGTGAAAGCCTACGTGCGCCGCAACCTGATCCGCCGGCCGATGGCCATCTACGGCGCCAAAGCCAATAACGCGCCACCGCTCGGCCGCCCGAAGCTCATGGATTGCAACTGGCGCGGCCAGAACGACAAGCGCGGTATCAAGGCGTACCAGGTCGGCACCGTCGAGATCAAACACCAGCTCTACCGCAACCTCGCAATCGACGGCGACGCGAAAGTCGTCGACGGCGAGCAGGTCGACAAAACCGCCGACGATCGCATCGTGCATTTCAGCGATGAGCTCGGCCGCGAATTCTTCGCCGGTGTCGTCTCGGAAGTGTTCGATCCGAAAGCGAACCGCTTCATCAAGCGTAAGGGCGGTGTTCGCAACGAGCCACTCGATACCTGGGTATATGCGCGTGCTGCGGCGATGCATCCGGAGCTGCGCCTGCATCGTCGTACGAATGCCGAGTGGGAGGCCGCGGCTGCGCGCCTGGGTGCACCGGCGCTTCCTAATAAGGAAGCGCAGCAAGTAACCAAAAGTTCAAAGGTGGAAAACGTTCCACGGGAAACACCCCCACAGAAACCGCCGCAAGCTGCGTCACCGAGCCGCGGGTCGTGGAGTGACGGAAACGACAACAACGGTCGCGGCTGGGGTTGATCATGAGCACCGGGGAATATTGAAAATGGCAAAAGACGCAACTGCTGAAGAGCTAGTCGAGAGCCTGCGCGCGGCGTTCTGTGAAACGATACGAGCAGCGCTCGTGGCGTTACCTGCGCATGAGGCGCTGCAGCTCGCCGATGCTGTGTGCATGACATGGCTAGACCGCTTACAGGGTTTGCGCGTGACGCATCGCGAACGACCGAAGATCGATGCGAAGGCACTCGCTGAGGACTGGGCGCGCGGCTTATCAGTCACGGAAATCGCCCACAAACATAAATGCAGCCGCGCGACTGCGTATCGCCTGCATCCAAACGGCCCGCAAAAAAAAGTCTCACAAAAACCTGAATGAGACACGACTGACGTGGACGATACGCGTCCATGTCAGCACCGACCCTGCAGGAACAGCTCGATGCCGCGATCAACGCGCGGCAACGCATCCTAACCAGCGGCCAGGAACTCAGTGTTTCTGACATGCGTAAACGCTCTGCGGATCTCGCGCAAGTCAACAAGACGATCGCATCGCTACAAGCCCAACTCGCCAATGCGACTGCTGCTGCGGCAGGTCGACCATCGGCATCGCTCAGTTTCGCCACGGTCGATTTTGGGTGCCGCAAGTGAATTTGCTAGAGCGCGCGATTGCTACTGTCTCGCCGCGCGCTGCGCTGCGACGCGTCCAGGCCAGACTGGCGCTTTCGGCAATCAATGCCCGCTATGACGGCGCGAAGCAGAGCAAGACGTATAAAGTCTCGCGCGACAACACCACTGGAGATGTGCAAGTCGTCCGCGATGCGGCTACGTGCCGCGCGCAGGCGCGAGACTTTGAACGCAACAATGATGTGTTCCGCGGCGCACTCCATACGTTGGCGCGCAATATCGTCGGGCCGAACGGCATCAGTATCGAGCCGATGCCACGCAACGCGAATGACGATATCAACGACACGTTCGCGCGCGATCTGCTGAACCTGTGGCGCGAATTCACGGCTTCGCCGGAAGTCACAAAAACACTCGATTGGGTACAGACGCAGTACCTCGGTTGCTGCAGCTGGTTGCGCGACGGTGATCTGTTTGGGCAGATCATCCAGGGCCCGACAACGTTCTACAACTACGCCACGCGCATTCCGCTCGCCATCGAGCTGCTCGAAGCCGATCACGTGCCGCTCGAATATTCGAACGGCGACAATATTGAAGCAGGCATCGAACGCAATGCGTGGAACGAGCCTGTTGCCTACTACGTTTACAAGACGCATCCAGGCAGCGCGCGCGCAATGCTTACCGACACCGCGCTCAAGCGCGTGCCGGCGCAGAAAATGCTGCATGTCGCAATCCGCGAGCGGCTGTCAGGGCTGCGCGGCATCAGTCAGTTCGCGAGCGTCTTCGTCCGGCTGTACGACATCAAGGATTACGAGGATTCGGAACGCCTGGCCGCGCGCATCTCTGCGGCTATCGCTGCCTACGTCAAGCGCGACGTCAACATGGAGTACTCGCCACCGGCTGGCACGGATCCGGACAAGCGCGATTTCCGTCTGAATGCCGGCGCCGTATTCGACAAGCTGATGCCGGGCGAAGAGCTCGACATGCTCAACCCGAGCCGGCCGAACACCGCGCTGAACGATTTCTGCTCGGGACAGTACAAGCGCGCGTCGCGCGGCGCACAGCTCACCTATTCGGCAATCAGCGGCGACTACAACGGCACCTATTCGGCGCAGCGTCAGGAACTCGTCGAAGGCTATGACGGCTATCGCATGCTCACTGCGATTTTCGTCGCTCGGTTTGTGCGCCCGATCTGGGAAGCCTTTGTCTCGACGTCGATCGCAGCTGGTCTGGTGAAGGTTCCAGCCGACGTGCGCCCGGAAACTGTCGCGCAGGCCGAATTTCGTGGCCCGAAAATGCCGTGGATTGATCCGGTGCGCGAAGCGCAGGGGCAGCTCACGATGGTGCGCGCCGGATTCCAATCCGCTCAGTCAGTCATTGCTGATCGCGGCGGCCGTCTGCAGGACACGTTCGAACAGCTCGGGCGCGAGCGCCGCCTCGCCGACGAAATCGGCTTGGTTCTCGACAGCGACGCGCGCTACGTCTCCGACACGGGCGTCGCGCAGTCGAACGCTCCGAAAACAGATCCCAGCGCCGACATCGGTGCCGCCAATAGCAAGGTCATCCCCATGCCGAACCGACTCAATTCGCTGACCGCCGGCGTGCGCGCCGGCTTGCGGAACCAGCATCGCGAACAACGTGAGCATATCGAACCGAGCATGCAGCTCAAGCCGTCCGCTGCGGCGAACGAGTATGAATTGCTGATTTACGGTGATATCGGCGAGAGCTGGTTCGGCGAGAGCATTACCGCGCTGTCGATCGTGCAGCAGCTGCTCGCTCTGCCGGCAGCCGTGACGACGATCAACGTGCGCATCAACAGTTACGGCGGAAGCGTGTCCGATGGGCTAGCCATCTACAACGCACTCAAGCGTCATCCGGCGACGAAAGCGGTCACTGTCGACGGTGTCGCCATGTCGAGCGCCTCGCTGATCGCTATGGCGGGCAGCACAATCGCCATGCCGGCGACGTCGCTGATGATGATTCACGCGCCGTGGGGTGGCATCGCCGGCAACGCGCAGGAGATGCGCGAGTACGCGCAGATTCTCGACACTTACGCTGAAGCGATGGCGGACGCCTACGTCGCCAAGAGCGGCAAAGCACGCGCCGACGTGCTCACGCTCTTGCAGGACGGAAAGGATCACTACTACACCGGCGAGCAAGCTGTCGCCGAAGGTTTTGCCGACTCTTTGATCGACGCCGGCTCAGCCGATGCGGAGCCGGATGAAAATGCCCGCGCATTTGCCGCCGGCATTCTGCACCGCTACGCCGTAACCCTTGGTAGCAATGCTCAGCTCGCCGTCGCGGCCGCGTTGCGCCCACCTCACACCTCGCAGAAGCAGACCGTGCCCGCCGGGGAGCGCCCCGGCGGGGCGGTGCCTGCGAATCCAATTTTGCCGGCTGACGCCGGCAACCAACCGCCGGCATCAGCCGGTAATCCTACCGGAGCCCATGTCATGCCAGAAGTAACCGCAACGCCAGTCGCCGCGCCGACCCGCGCGGAAATCCTTGCCGCCGATCGCCAGCGTCGCGACGCAATTGCGGCGCATTTTGCACCGTACGCGCGTCACAACGATCTCGAAATCGCCAAGCTGCAGAAAACCTGCGAAGACGATGTTGAGTGCAGCGCCGAAAGCGCCGGCCTGAAACTGCTCAAACACCTCGGCAGCGGTGCCGAGCCGCTCAATGGCGGCCTGCGCGTCGAACCGGGTGCGCAGCAAGAACAGGCGACCTATCGCGAAGGCGCCATCAACGCGCTGCTCAATCGCGCCAATCCGAGTGCGGTCAAGCTCGACGACAAAGGCCGGCAGTTTGTCGGCTTCTCGCTAAACGATCTCGCACGCGATTGCGCAGAACGCTCCGGAGTGCGCACGCGCGGCATGGCCAAGCCGGAAATTGCCATTAAGGCCATGCAGAGCACGAGCGATTTTCCGAACATCCTGGAAAACATCATCACGAAATCGCTGCGCGCTGGATATGCCGGAGGCTCGCGCACGTTCACGTCGTGGGCTCGCCAGGGCGAATCGCTTCCGGACTTCAAGCTCGTCAGCCGTACACAGCTCGCCGGTGCACCTGCCCTGAAGCGTGTGGTCGAAGGTGCCGAGTATGAAGAAGGCTTCATGGGCGACGGCGCCGAAAAATATGCGGTGCAGAAGTACGGCCGCATCGTCGCGATCACCTGGGAAACCATCGTCAATGATGATCTCGGTGCGATGACGCGCATTC